AAACACTTGACAAGCATTTTGAGAAATGCTATAATGGTATCAGTTAAAACAAAGGAGAAAGAAACAATGAAAATGAAAGTCCTATATGTTAACCACAATGACGAAACTTTTGCAGAACTTACACACGGGCAAGCGCTAGACGTGATTTTCAATGCAGATAACGCTGAAATGTATGGCGACCATGTAAACCAGATTGTAGACTTAGGGAATGAGATTAAACTTGAATTGTATAGAAATAATGAATTTGTACCATTCGCTGGTTACTATGAACGAGTTAAAACACTTTCTGAATTATATACTAATATTTCAGATTGGTTTGAAGAAGTTGAGTAAAGGAGAAATAAAAATGCTTAATTTTAAAACATTTATTAAGACTGTTTATAGAAATAGTAGATATTTTTATCAAGATTTTGTAAACGGATATAATGTATTTACAGATGGTCAAATTATGGTTTTTATTAAAGAAAATACTAATAATGAATTATGTAAAGATATTGCTGAGGGTGTAAACCGTTCAGGTATAAGTTATAGAGAATATTTAGAAAAGGTTATAGAAACTTTTCTAAGTTCTGAAAGTAATATCAATTCTATTTATAAAGCTGATAAAAATTATACTATTATGGATTCAGATGATGGTAAAATTACATGGTTTGCAAGTCGTTTACTTGCTTGTATCTCAAAAAGATATAAAGGAGGTAAAGAGGTTGTAAAGAATACACCAACAATAAAACATGAAACTTTCAGGATTTATTATAAAGGTGATGATGATTTATTTGTAGCTATTCTACCAGTTTGTGTCTTAAATAATGATGGGGTTGTGTTTAGAAAATAATTTACTTTCTTATTAAGTTTATTACTTACATTATTTTAATGTTTGTGGTAAACTTAAATAAGAAAATAAATAACCTTTATTTTCTTAAATGTAAAAAGCAAATTTTAAAGAAAGGAGTAAAAGCACTTGACAGATTTACCTATCAAATGTAGCTTTAATGCTACGCAGGTAACTTTCAATCTTTATAAAAATGAAGATGGTAACGTGACTATCACGACCGAACAGGTAACGATAAACCAACGTCGCCAGCTCCCTTACATTGAACGTTATCTAAAAGAGCGTTTCAAGGGCTATCTTACTATTGAGGTAGTAGACTATGAATATAAGAGCTATTCTGCTTCTATCCCGTTCGCCACCGTCTTAGAACACGCAAAGGAACAAACAGCGGAAGGGGTGTAGTAAATGGCTTTAACACCAAAACAGAGGAAGGTACAACGTGACTATTTAACCAGAAAGAAAAGAACGCTACAACGTCAGGGCGCATCTAATGCCGAGATTAAGGCTTTTATGGGTGGACGTTGGGAATTTTCAGGAATGAGTGACAAGGCGCTAGAACGTGCCTACAATGAGATTAAAAGCAAGGGACGTACTCAAGTATTTGGTAATCATGTTTACACCAGTGATTATGTAAAAAAGGCTAAGGCTTGGTACGGGGACAAGTTTTCTGTTGAAAAGCTGACCCAAGGTTTTCGCTCTTCTCAACGCTCAGACTTGAACCGCTTTCATTCAGCCAAAGAGGTCAAAGAATACCGCTCAGAACGTGACAGAGAAGCTAAGGAACGCTATATATCAGCCCTTGAAGAAATGCACTACAACACAAGAGAAGCAGGGAATAAGGCGCAAGAAAAAGCGTTTAAATCCATGATTTCACGCATAAGGCGCATGAGTGCCAGTAACTTTGGCGCATTTCTAACAGGTGGGGCGAGTGACAAGGTTTCATTTGATAACGTTATGGTTTTCGTAGATACGGACGGTAAGGAAACGGCTTTTGAATTTCAGGACAGCCTAGCCCGTGAAATCCTTGATAATGTAGATAAGTTTTCTAAACAGTTTGTCTCAGATATGAGAAGACGCAAGAAACGGGGTAAAAAGTGACTTGCTACTACGCAGGCGACTTTGAAACAACTACTAACGAGGAAGAAACAGAGGTATGGCTATCTTGTTTCGCAAAAGTTATTGACTATGACAAGCTAGACACATTCAAGGTAAACACCAGCTTAGAGGATTTTCTAAAATCCCTCTATCTTGACCTAGACAAGACTTACACCGATACAGGAGAAGATGAGTTTATCATATTCTTTCACAATCTCAAGTTTGACGGCTCTTTCTTGTTATCTTTCTTTCTGAACAATGATATAGAATGTACTTACTTTATCAATGATATGGGGGTTTGGTACTCTATTACACTTGAGTTTCCAGACTTTACGCTGACTTTTAGAGACTCCCTAAAAATCCTTAATTTCTCAATCGCTACGATGGCAGGGCTTTTCAAAATGCCTATAGCTAAAGGTACTACACCCTTGCTAAAACATAAGCCAGGTGAAATAAAGCCAGAATGGATTGACTACATACATGTAGACGTTGCCATTCTTGCCCGTGGTATCTTTGCTATGTACTATGAAGAAAATTTCACAAAGTACACATCAGCAAGTGAAGCGCTGACAGAGTTTAAACGGATTTTCAGGAAGTCTAAACGAAAATTCAGAGACTTTTTCCCAATCTTGGACGAAAAGGTAGATGACTTTTGCCGTAAGGCTTACCGTGGGGGCTGGACGTTTGCCAACCCTAAAACGCAGGGGCGCACGCTGAAACAGTTGATAGACATCTATGACATTAATAGTATGTACCCTGCTACTATGCTACAGAACGCTTTACCTATTGGAATACCCAAGCGCTACAAGGGAAAGCCCAAGGAGATAAAGGAAGACCATTATTATATCTATCACATTAAAGCCGATTTTGACTTAAAACGTGGCTACCTCCCAACTATACAAATTAAGCGCAAACTTGACGCTTTACGCATTGGGGTCAGAACTAGCGACTATGTGACTACCTCAAAAAACGAGGTTATAGACCTATATTTGACTAATTTTGACCTTGACCTATTTCTAAAACATTATGATAGTTCTATAATGTATGTTGAAACACTTGAATTTCAGACAGAATCAGGTTTATTTGATGACTATATCACTACTTACCGATATAAGAAAGAAAATGCACAATCCCCAGCAGAAAAACAAAAAGCTAAGATTATGCTAAATAGCTTATATGGGAAGTTTGGCGCTAAAATTATATCGGTTAAGAAACTAGCCTATCTGGACGATAAAGGTATATTACGCTTTAAAAATGACGATGAAGAAGAAGTACAGCCTGTTTACGCACCCGTTGCGCTATTTGTAACATCTATCGCCCGTCACTTTATTATTTCTAACGCACAAGAGAATTATGATAATTTCTTATATGCAGATACAGACAGCTTGCACTTGTTCCATTCTGATAGTCTTGTCTTGGACATTGACCCGTCAGAGTTCGGGAAGTGGGCGCATGAGGGGCGAGCCGTTAAGGCAAAATATCTCCGCTCTAAGCTGTATATAGAAGAATTGATACAAGAAGACGGGACAACACACCTAGACGTTAAGGGCGCAGGTATGACCCCAGAAATCAAAGAAAAAATCACTTTTGAAAACTTTGTTATTGGGGCAACCTTTGAGGGTAAAAGGGCAAGTAAGCAGATAAAAGGAGGTACTCTAATTTATGAAACAACCTTTAAAATCAGGGAAACAGACTATCTTGTATGATGGGTTCATCTTGTCGGTTTACCGCTCCTTTTTTAAAAATTTATTACATAAACAACAGGTTAAAAATAAAAAAGGGTACTATTATCAGAAATCAAGCAACGCACCTAAAAATACTATTTTTTTAAAGTCCTATCTAAAAGCACATTATGCCTATGAAGATTTTGACTATATCATGGAATTATACAAATTTGTTTCGACAGAGTTTGAAAAACTCAGCATAAATGCTTTTTACAACTTATGCAACTATTTAGAAGAAAACAAAATCTACTCTCTTTCTTCTAATGCTCTTTACGATTGTTACGAGAAATCAAAAAACCGTCAAAACGATTTAGAAAATCTCAATACAATCATCACACCATTAAAATTTTTAAAATCAACAAACGGAGATAAACAAAATGGCTAAAAAACAAGCAAAACATGAAAATTTTGACACAGTTGTAGCACAGGCTACAATCACAGCGACATCTAACAAGTCAGACGGTAAATACAAGCAAAAGAAAGCGACTAAAGCCGTGTACCTTGTACCAGCGACAGAAGAAGACACGCAGAAGCTGATTGATTTTGGGCTACAACTTTACACGCCAGATACAGAAAAAGACCCAGACGCTCGCCCTTATTTTATCGTTAAGGCAACTGAAAATGTGAAAATTTTCACAAGTGAAACGGACTTTGAAGAGGTCAACTTTGGCGTATCTTACGAAGACGTAAACCCAGAGACAGGAGAAATTACAGTTAAGAAAACCCCTAACTACAAAACAGAAGAACCCGTACACGTTGCGATTATGTTTGTAGAGGGTGGCGACAACGGAAACGACTTCTTCCGCTTGAATGCTTTAATGATGGCTGACACGTCGACCCTTGAAGAAGTGCAACCCGTGAACCCGTTTGCAGGATTGTTCGGTAAATAAAAAGAGCCTTCCCAATCGGGAAAGCTCCAATTATAAAGCGTTTTTCATGGCTTGAAAAGTCAGTTGGTTAGAATGACCCGTACTGGATAGCACCCCTTGAGGTGTAACCATCTACCCAGCACTAGACAAGCCTTGAAAAGCCTTACAGGTTCATCATATCATACTTGCTTTATTTTGTCAAGTATGATATACTTTGTTTAAAAATTGAAAGGAGAGGAACATGACCTCACAGGAATGCCTAGCAGTGCTAGATGCTGCAATGGCAAAAGTCGGAAACGATGAAGAAATTGAGAGCCTAACGGCTGACTTGATTGACATTAAGGCTTTTGTCGGAGAAGTTGATACAGTTGTCTCAGTCTTGAATGAAGACGTTGAGCGCCTAAATCTTAAAAATGGTAATTTACGTTCAGCAAATAACGAACTTTACCGCCGTTTAGGTCAGCAAGATGAAATCATGAAACAAGCACAAGAAGACATGAGCGTAGTATCAGCAATCAACGCTGTTATTTAAAAGAAAGGAAAAAGAAGATGAAACCATTTTCAAAAAGCATTAACTGGTATCCTAACAACACACTAGACGCACTTAAGGAGGAACCAGAAACAGTTGCAGAAGTTACACCGCCAGCAACCATGCCAGCGGACACACCAGCGCAGGAAGTGCCAAACTACCCAGCGCAAGCCCCAGCAAGTGAAGTTGAGGGCGTAGAAATGAACATCGACCACGAAAACATCGTAGAAGAGGGGGAAGAATAAACATGGCTAATAAAATCACTACCTTTTTATCAGGTCAAACAGGAAAAAACGTTTCAAACATTGACCTATTGAACTCTATCCGCACCCGTGCCAGCGCTGACTATCAGGCAGACATCCCTGTACTTGAGGGCGCACGCATTAACCACGCAACCGTGCCGTATCAGGATTTTCAAAAGCACGCTAACGAGTTTTTCACAGCTTTGGTTAACCGTATCGGGTCAACCGTTATCAAGGCGCTTACTTATGAAAACCCTTTGGCTATTTTCAAGTCTGAAACGTTTGAGTTTGGGGACACGTTACAAGAAATCTATGTGCACCCAGCAGAGAAGAAAACCTATGACGCAAAATCAGACGTCAGCCCGTTCAAATTCGCTGATACAGACATCGAAGTATTCTATCATACTTTGAACAATGAAAACTACTATGAGCGCACGTTTGAGCGTGCTTGGATTCAGAAAGCCTTTGTTTCTGATATGGCGTTTGATGAGTTTGTAGATAAAATGTTTACATCATTGTTATCATCTGACACGCTGGACGAGTACCAAGCAGTTAAGGGTGTACTTGAGAAATCACTTGCTGAAGTCTCTTACACTGACTTGAAAGGTAACGCTAAAAAAATCACGGTGGCAGGTACAAAGATTGATGAAAGCAAACAAGACTTTGTTGTAGACTTTAACCAATCACTTATCAACCAATCTAAACGTTTCACAATTCCAAGCCGTACCCAATTTAACAACCCCGTGGGCGTGCCAAACATGACGGCGATTGAAGACCAGTACCTAGTCATTTCCGCAGAATTTTCTACACATCTTGACATGCTTTTGGCTAACGCTTTCAACATGGATAAAGCTAGCGTACTCGCTCGCACAATCGTGGTAGATGATTTTGAAAAATTCACAGGAGAGGGCGCAAACAATGGACGGAAGCCAGTTGCTTTCCTTATTTCAGCTAAGTCTATCATTAACAAAGATAAACTGGTGCACATGGAAGCAATCCGCAACCCTCGCAACATGACCTACAACTATTTCTACCATCATCACTATATGACAAGCCTTTCACTTTTTGAAAACATTCATTTCTGGTATACGGAAGGAGAATAATGAAATTTACTATTTATTCAGCAAAATATTTTGAAGAGTTAGAAACATACCAGCATTATCATGAATTTTTAGAAAAGATTGGTAAGGTTGAATATGTTACAGATATAGAATCTGGAAATTCGTTTATCTATTTAGAAGTTAATTCTTTAGAAGACTTGGTTAAAATTATAGATGAAATAGGTTTATCCTTTAAAATATGCAAACCTTATGTATCTGGAAGACCGTATGATTTATGGTTAATAGACGGGTATTTAGAATAAAAAGTAAGTTTCAGGGCGGGCAATAGCCCGCCTATTTTATTAAGTGAAAGGGGACTAAATGAGTTACAAAAATTACAAGCGACATCTTGGCAAGATTGAGCTAAACAAAGAAACCGTAGAGCGTAACCGTCTAGCCTTTTTTGAGTTTTATTTCAATTATTTCTATAATATCGTGGTAAACTATTTCACTTGGGAGGGTTTGCCTAATGACATTGACGAGTTGTTTATAGAGAAAAAGCTGATAGAAAATGGGCATGTGGCTTTCTTTCATGATGACACGTTTGGGTTTATTGCCCAAGGTGGAACAAGAGGGGAACGCTTAAACCATTATGACCAGCCTTTGACCTATCAACCCGTTAACGCTAGCAGTATGAACTATTTTAAACAAATGGAAATAGCCTATACTGAAAATGATTTTAGAGTGATTGAAGAATTACACAAGGACAACCCAGACAAGATTAAACGACCTTGCATTGTGATTCCTAACAATAATTTCTATGAGCCGTATATAGGCTATCTGGAGTTATTTTGCGAAAAGTTGGCAGATATTGAACTGACAATACAGCTAAATAGAAACGCACAAATCACGCCGTATTTCATCTTTGCAGATAATAATAACGTGCTATCTATGAAAAACATCTTTAACAAGATTGCCAATTTTGAACCCGTTGTATATCTCAACAAGCAGAAAGACCAAGACGGACAAGACAGATTTAAGCAGTTGTCTGACTATATCCAAGTATTCAGAACGGATGCACCGTTTTTACTTGACAAGCTACACGATGAAAAGTTAAGGGTTATGAACCAGTTGCTGACCTTTATTGGTATCAACAATAACCCGTCAGACAAAAAAGAGCGTCTGGTAGTATCTGAGGCTATTTCTAATAACGGGGTTATCTCCGCTAATATAGAAGTAGGCTGGAAATCCAGAAGAAAATTCGTTGAGCTTATCAATAAATGTTACGGGCTAGAAATCAGCGTGAAACCAGCGGAGACAATCCAGCAATTTAACCTTGACAAAGTGGCGCTAGACTTGGCAGAAAAGGAGGGTACAATCATTGACCCAGAATAACACAACCGCAACGATTGCAACCTTTTTAAAATCCAGATATAGAAATCCCGTGACAGGACGGCTGGACGGTTTGGCAGTAGATGAAAACGGTGATTTTCTGCATTATAACACGATTATAGACCAGACTTATAACGAGTTATTTAAGGACATGGAGCTAGTTAACGGAGTTTCAGACAATTTCAAGAAAGAGTTTTGCAAACATTTCTACAACAGGGAAATAGGGCTTGAGACTTTCGCACGTTTCCAGATTGCCCTTGAGGAAGTTTTAAACAACGAGTGTTTCAATCTGTTTAAATACCTAGCAGAAATCAGAAACAAGGCTATCAAGGACTTAAACCAGTCTATGAATATTGACACGGTAGGCAACCAGAAAGCAGACGGGCAAGCCTTACAGATTGCCAACACTACACCACAGGAGCGCAAAGAAATCGTTTTTACTGAGCGTTACGGCGTGATAGAGTACGCTGACAATCTAGTAGAAAACCACCAAAAGAACAACGCAGACACAAAAAGCAACGTTTCAGGGTGGAGCGGTTCAAGCCTTGCCGAACGTTTACAAAATAATGCTGAACTGAAAGACATTCAATTTCAGATTTTCAACATTTGCGATAAACTGTTTTTACAAGTCTTTTAGAAAGGTATATAGATGAAAGATTTATCAAACGCTAAAATACTAAAATATGATAGTATGTTAGAAGAAATCACGCTTTTCAGTTTTAAAGACTTTGCTTATAGTGATGATGGTTTATATTATATTCAGTCAAACAGTAGACGCTTGGGCGACCTTGCTAAGTTGTGGATAAAACTAAAGCCTATCAGCTATCACTATGAAAGCATTGAAAATGAAACTTTCTGGACTATCAGAAAGAGCTACCAGCCATTACAATCCCTTAAGGCGCTTTTATTCATTCGCTTTAAGATTGTGGGCGCTTACTATAGTTTTGAACGATTGACCAGCAAAAGCAAGCTGAAAGGCTTTGCTAGAGTGATTGACGACAATAACTATTTTTCACGCATTCCACTTGTAAACGAGGTGGTTCACTGGGATAACGGGGTTATCGTTACTCCTAACTATCAAATGGCTATTAACGGGCTAAAAGAAACCCGTGTAGAGGTTGACGGTCAGCAACACCTAGAAGATTGGGCAACCTTTAAAATCAATGTAAGCAACGATAGAAAGGGCGTACCTCGCACCATCATGACAGCAGAAAGAGGACATGAACACTTATGATAATTATCAACTTGTCCGAGACAACGGACACACTACAGATTGAAGTGCTGGGACACGGAGACGATAAAGACCAATCTTGTGCCCGTGTTTCCACCGTTTGCGATTGTATCTATTTAGGATTTAAAGACCAGCTAGAAAAATACAAGAAGCATAATGGCTACACACTTTTAATTGCTAACAAAAAGAAGTTAGGACGTAAAGGGGTTTTACTGGTTCGGTATCTTGAATACCTAGCAGACCTAAAAGAACTCTATCCAAACTCAATCAAAATTATTGACAAAACAAAAGGAGAATCAAAAGATGGCATCAAATAGCAACTACGACCCAGCAAAAAAGACGACTAAACTTGTCCGAGGTATTCACTCATGGATTAAATTTCAGAAACATCAGGGAGTGGAGAGCTTGACAATCCAAGGTAAGGAAGCACTTGCAGATATTTCACAGGATAAGAACGGGGACACAAGTCTAATCTTAAATGCTGACGCTGATAAATTAAATACTATTCATTCAGATATACCTTTTATTTCTGTTTCAGAAGAATTTTCAGGGGTTGACCCAAATCAACTGAAAACAGCGACCATCAGTCAAGACTTGACGCTGTTTCCTTTGCGTGACGGTAAATTGATTAAATTTACAAAAGAATCAGACTCTATTTCAGTAAATGAAGACGCTTTGAAAGAATCTATTTCAGAAATGATTGAAACTGAAATTGAAAAAATTCCAGTTACACTTGGTTATTATGCTAGATTATTCAGTCAATTTGAAAAAGTAACCACTAACATCACTTTTAAAGACGATGAAGAATTTAACGGTTACTTGATTATCCATGTTAGAGGGGAACAAGGCGCAACAACTTTCTTCCATTTCAACAGAGAAGATTTTGTCAATAGCGACCAACCTTATAAAATCTTTAATGATTATCTGTTAAGTGTTAGAGCTGAATTAACACCAGAACAAAACCTAGTTTTAACCTTTAACCAACATGAACAAATTGAAAAATTTGAACTATATTATCAATGGTTTACAAGCATGAAAAAAGCGCCTATTGAACCACGTTTTCAAGAAAAATGCATTTCAACCCGTATTGAATTTCCAACAGAACATTTTGACGGGTATAAAGACCCTACACCTAAACTAGAATATAGTCCAATACCGCCAGTTAACAATGCACCAGCAGAAACACCATCAGCGCCATCTATCGGAGAGTTTCCAAGAGCAAACACAGAACCAAACCCTCCTATTGAAACAGAGGGAAATGTTCCGCAACCAATAGCAGACGAAGAATCTCACTAAAATAAGAAAGGGTTTAAAACATGAATCCAGAAGAATTTAAAGACGAGTTTTTCAGGGCTTACCGTGGGCGCTATTCCTCCTACTGGGTAGAACGTTGGGGGCTTATCCCCTCAATTCCTACCAGCTTTGACAATGCCAATTCAGTCTACGAGCTTTTGGCGTGGCTACAGCGTGCCTTTAAGCAGTTGCTTGATGACTTTGTGGCGTTGGAAAGTGAACTAGAAGATTATAAGAACGCTTTAACAGAACTCCTAGAGCAACTTATCCCCCTCCTTATCCGTAGATACATGGAGAGCAAGGAAGCTGATGACTGGTTTAACAAAAAAGCGGACATCTACTATAATAAAATTATCAAGCCTTATATTGACGCAGAGATTACCAAAGTCAATAAGAAAATCGCTGACCTTGAAAAGAAAGTAGATGATGAAGTTAAGCGCCTTGATGGACGCATTGACGCTTTAAATGATAAGCTAGAAAAAGAAATCAAGAAACTTGACGACCGAATCACGCAGGAAGTTGTTAAGTTAAACGAGCGTATCACAAACGAAAACAACGCCCTTAAGGAGCGAATCGAAGCCCTAGAAAATGCTAATGCAGGATTGCAAAACGCTTTGCGTAAAATCATTGAAAACCTTGAGGGGTCAGGCGCTTGGAGTGGTGGCTTAACTGGTGGATTTAACCAAGGGCGCAACCTTGCAACGGGTAATATTAACGTATTTGGCGGAACGCCAGACGGTAACAGCTTTATCAGGACTAACAACGGAAGCACAGAGAACGACCTCGCAGGGGGTATCTAATGGCTTTACAGTTAAAATTTTCAACGTCAACAAGTGCCAATGTGGAAAACTTTGGTACAGGTGTAGCACCTTGGACGCAAGCCTATGCTAACGCTTGGCAGTTTTCTAGCTCAGATACAGACTATGGCTATATGACCAACGGCAACACGACCTATATACAGTACGGACAAAATGACCCGTCTGTATGGGCGTCTATGAGGTTCTGGGGCGAAAGCGTGGAAATCCTAGAAGAGACAACCAACGCAGACAACTCTATCACAGCTAAAATCAGAGTAAAGGCGCTTTTCTGGTGGTCAAAACGGGTCAGCTCAAATGCTGGGTATCGGGTAGATTATGACATTAAAGTAAACGGTCAAACTATCTGGACATTCAGCGGTTACACAACAGACGAGGTTATCAAGAATGACGAGAGTTCTCAAGAGTTTACTGTAACCATACCAGCGGAAGAGTCTTCCAGCGCCAGCGCCTTAAATATCAGCGTCAGCTATCCAAACGGGGAATACTCTAACAATTCTTTCTATGTAGGAATGTTTCTCTACAATCCTAATAAGAAGAGTATCAAACCGTGGGCAATCCGTAAGAGCGGAATCTTTAAGACCTTAAACCGTCCCAGCGGTATTTTCCAACAGAGAAAATCAGGTTGGCAAGACGTTAGCGCCCAACCCTCTAACGCAGTCGGGCAAGCTGTTTCAGCACCGCACAGCGTGAGAAAGTCGGGTCAATGGATAGGACAAGGACAGATAGGACAAGAATAAGGGAGGGTTTCAGCCCTCCTATTTTTAAAGGAGAGACTATGCAAGAATCAACCAAAATATGGCTTTATGCTAAAAGCCCGTTTAAAAATGACTATGCTAATGTTATCAATTTTGAGACAGCAGAAGCTATGGAGGATTTTTTTACAAAGAAGAATCCACATATAGAAATTGTGTATGAATATGATAAGTTCCAATATACACAAAGAAATGGCAGTATCGTAGTATCTGGACGGGTGGAGAAATATGAGAATGTGACTTATATGAGGTTTATCAACAACGGGCGCACCTACTACGCTTTTGTCTTTGACGTTCTCTATATCAATGAAGACGCTACACGCATTATTTACGAGGTGGACGTATGGAACACCTACCAGCATGAACTAAAGGCGCTTAACGTGATTGGGCAAGTAGAACAGCAGACGTTGCCTAATGAATTGTGGGCGCTGAAAGACAGTCAGCAAGGCTTTTCAGTTGGGACAAAGTACGCTACACGGGCTGGAGAGGTTGGAATAGATACAGAATGGCTTGTAATCGTGGCAAAACCTACGATTAAGATGACCACGAAGACAAACCGCCCCGTAAATATGAGTTATTCAGGCATGCAAAAGACTTTTAAATACTTTTTTATACCTGTAAATTTGAAATCGGGTGCAAGTAAACCCTTTATTTTCCAAGGCAAAAAGTATGATAGCTTTTACCTTGAAAACCTTTATAAGCACCTTTTCGGCTTGAATCAGGACGGGTCAAGCACCGTAAACCAGATTGTCAATATGTATTTAAGCCGTGACATCGGGGTAAAATACAAGGAGACAACAGACGGCGACAAGACCTATATAGAAATCTTATCCAACATCACGGGAAGCGTTGCAGAGATTGGGCGCAAGAATAGCCGAAACTATCGGGCATCAGGCAGTAGCTCAAGCGGTGGAAGTGGTAGCACCAACGAAGAGGGTGACACGTCAACCGAGGAAAGCCGTGTTAGGTTAGTTACCCGAATTATTAAAAAGCTAGTACCAGACGCAACGGCGGAGGGTATCGCTGGAATTATTGGGAATTTCTCAGCAGAAAGCAACGTCACAGCCAAGAAATACGAGGCGGACTATGCTACTGGTTACGAGTACGAGAAAATGGAATCAGAGCCAACAGCCGAGAACCTTATGGGAAGCTGGGGCGCCTTTGCCAGCTTGTACTCTATCAGCTTAAATGAAGCTGGATATAGAGGGAGTGACGGTAAGCACTGGATAGGTATCGGGATAGGACAGTGGACAGGTCCAAGGGCTGAGGAGCTTTTGAACTTTGCGCACGCTCAAGGTAAGAGCCTATGGGATTTTAACCTACAATTTCAATTTATGAACCAAGAAAGCCGAGCGGACACGTTTAGGCGTGTAGCCAGTTCTGCAGCCAGCGCCAGCACCAATGCAAGCGACTTTATGAACAACTGGGAGGGCGTAGCTTACAAAGAGGGTGAACGAATCGCACAGGCTGAAGCGTGGCTTTCTACTATTCAAGACGAGTTACAGAAAGGATAAGAAATGGCAGAAGCAACAGAAACACTAAAGGCGCTAAATGAAATCAAATCACGAGTTGGGACAAGCGTAGGAAATGGGCAATGTTACGGGCTAGTGGCTTTATATTCTCAACTGCTGGGCGGTTGTGACATCGGGGGAGGTATCAACACCCCGAACCCTAACGGCAACGGCAGACAAGCCAGCGGAAGCGACACGCAGAGGGGTATGAGTGCCAGCAATATTGGGGGTGATTATGACTGGGAAGCGCTGGGGTGGAAAGTCCGCTTTGACCCGTCTTGGGCTGATTTACGTGTAGGCTGTATTGTCTGCTATATCCCAAGCGGAAACAACATCTGGGGGCATACATCTGTTATTTCAGCGGTCAACGGCTCAAGCTATGACGTGATAGAGCAAAACTACGCTTGGAGCGGTTACACTACAGAGCGAACAGGTATAGATACAGTTGCCAATATTGAAAGTATTATCTACCCTCCCGAAGTTGTCGCAGGTGGCGATATTGGGGAGATAACAGGTAACACAGGAGATAGACAACTGGGCAATGGCGACTACTCAAAAACAGCCTTTGACGTAGAAGCCTTGCTTATCGAAGTGGACGGATTTTTTGACTATCGCCCTAACGTGTATGAAATCCCTAACTTATTGAAGATAGCGCATGACCAGATACAGGAAGGGCTACGCTCATACATGGGTAAAGACGACCTAGAAATAGAAGTACAACTATTAAATAGTGAATTCACAGAGATAGAGCTTTATGACATCTATGGCAATAGTTATGTGTATCAACCGCAGTATTTACCGAGGACAATAGACGAAGCTCACAAGTATAAAGTGATTGTCAGCGGAAGCCTTGGCGATAGCAATCAGGTACACATCAATTTCCTTGAGTATAACAACGCTAACAATATAAGCTACGCAGATAAGAATATTCTGGATAGCTTGGAGAGTGGCGACTGGGCGGAACACAATCCAGAGCATTTTAAATACGGATTGAATGACGTGACAGGGAAAAGCGTTGCAATCTTGAATGACGCAGAAGCCAGCTATATTCAGAGCCATAAGAATCAAATGGAGCATACACAGCTTACATTTAAAGAGAACAGGGACATGCTGAAACAGAGCGTAGACCTATCTAATAAACAAGTTGCTACAGCTAACTCACAAGCCAGCTACAACGCACAATTTGCCGTAGACAGCGCCAACATCAATCAATGGACAGAGGGCGCAAGCGGTATCTTAAACGTAGCTGGAAATCTCTTAACGGGTAACTTTGGGGGCGCACTTGGTGGGCTTGCATCAGGTGGTATGAAAGTTTTCAACGCTAACCGTGATTATAATGATAAGGTAGTACAGCAAGGTTTCACAAGTGAAAACAACGCTTTGAAATCTCAATCAAACGCACTCGCTAACATGAAATCTAAGATAGCACTTGACCAGTCTATCAGAGCTTACAACGCAACGATGGCAGACCTACAGAACCAGCCTATCAGCGTACAACAAATCGGGAATGACCTAGCTTTCCAGAGTGGGAACAGACTGACAGACGTTTATTGGAAAGTCTCCCTAGCTCAAAAAGAAATCATGGGACGGGCTAACGAGTACATTAAATGCTACGGGGTGCTTGTCAACTGGTTCACAAATGACGCTTTAAGCGTAATGAGGTCAAGAAAACGCTTTAATTATATCAAGATGATTAACGTTAACCTTGGAACGCTAAGAGCCAACCAGTCGCACATGAACGCACTACAGGCTATTTTCCAGTCTGGTGTCAGAATATGGAATTATTCAGCCAATAAAGAAGACGGCATTTTGTTTGATATTCAAAAAAACAACCCGAATTTTTAAAAGTATGATATAATGAAATAGAAAGGAGTGATTTTCTATCGAAGCAACTGAAAAATGGTACAATCCGCAGAAAATGCTATCTTATAACCAGTATCTAAATTTTGTTATAGGTGGGCGTGGGATTGGTAAGACCTTTGCACTCAAAAAGTATCTACTTAAACGCTTTATAGATAAGGGAGAACAATTTATCTATTTAAGGCGCAATAAGTCAGAGCTGGACAGAATAGACAAGGACAAGTTTTTTACTACTGAATTGCTGAAACAAGTCTTTACAAATTTTGAAGTGATTGACAGTGATGCCAGCAAGATTCACACTAAAATTATTTTCAGAGCTGACAACATGGGAGATGAAGAAAATACCCTTGTCTTGTCTTCTACTAAGATTATCCTAAACGGAAAAATAGTCTGTTACCTTAAAAGTCTATCTACATGGGTAGACTTGAAAGGGTCAGAGTATGATGAGGTTATGAGTATTCTCTATGATGAGGTGCTGATAGACGTTACGAGTAAAAAACGCTATCTGGACAACGAGGTAGAAGCTCTACTAAACTTTATCTTCTCCGTTTTTCGTAGGCGAGACGGTTGCCATGCCTACCTACTATCAAATGCAAGTAATTTCAACAACCCCTATTTTGCCTTTCTGAAATTTTATGACGATAGCGGAAAGCGATTCTACAACATGAAACAATATGCAACGCTGATAGAATTCCCTCCCCATTCAGCCTTTCAAACAGAGGAAGAAAAAGAAAGCGGATTCTTTAAACTCTTGAGCAAGTCAAGCATTTATGAAAGCGTTGCAAACAATGAATTTCAGATAAAGAATGACAAGAACATAGCTAAAATTAAGGGCTTAAAATCACGTCTTTATAGCTTCTATTGTGATGGTACTTTCTTGACAGGGTACTACATTGACAACATGGTATATATTGCCAAGGGTTACGATAAGAACCTAACAGCCTATTGTCTGGAAGTGGAACAGGTAGAAGATGGGTTTGTTTACTTAAACAAGTCAAGTGCTCTAGGTAAGACATTAAGAAGTCTATACCTTAAGAATATGCTCATATATGAGGATTTAGAAACAAAAAACAAATTTTTAGAGGTTGTCAATCATGTTATATAATATTATGTTAGACGTTGCAAAAGGTGACTACATCACTTTTCTATTTATCTTGATTCTATTTGACTTTATCACGGGTTTTCTCAAGGCTTGGAAGTGGAAAGTCACCGATAGCTGGACAGGGCTAAAAGGTGTTATCAAACACACCCTTACATTTATTTTTTACTACTTTGTAGCCGTTTTCTTGACCTACATTAACGCAATGGCAGTAGGCCAGATTCTACTCATTATTATCAATCTATACTATGCCCTATCAATCATGGAAAATCTAGCTGTAATGGGTGTATTTATTCCAAAATTTATGACAGCAAGGGTACAAGCGGAACTACAAAAATATACAGAGCAACTGGATTCTGGAAAGGAACTAATGGAAGCATTTAAAGGAGCAAAAGAAGATGAAAAAGAATGATTTATTTATAGATTTTTCAAGCCATAACGGCTACGATATTTCAGGGCTTTTGGAGACGATGGAAACAACTAACACCATCATCAAAATATCAGAAAGTACAAGCTACATCAATCCATGCTTAAGCGCTCAAATTGAACAGTCTACACCCGTTGGATTTTATCATTTTGCTTGGTTCGGTGGAGATGTAGAAGAAGCAGAAAGAGAAGCAAGATATTTCCTTGACAACGTACCTACTCAAGTCCCTTACTTGGTGCTTGACTATGAAGACCACGCAAGCGGAGACAGACAGGCTAATACTAACGCTTGCTTGCGCTTTATGCAAATTCTTGCTGACGCTGGATATAAACCTATTTATTATAGCTACAAGCCTTTCACGCTCAATAATATTGACTATCAGAAAATTCTTGAGCAATTTCCTAATAGTCTATGGATTGCTGGGTATGGCTTAAACGATGGAAACGCTGATTTTGAATATTTCCCTAGCATGGACGGTATCAGATGGTGGCAATACTCAAGCAACCCATTTGATAAGAATATAGTGCTTTTAGACGATGACCCTGAGCAAGAACCAAAGACGGCTGGAACTTGGAAACAGGATAAAAACGGCTGGTGGTTCAGACGTGCAAACGGCTCTTTTCCCTATAATAAATGGGAAAAAATCGCTGATGTTTGGTACGACTTTGACAGCAAGGGCTATTGCTTAACGTCTCAATGGGTGCTATATAAAGATAAATGGTATTATCTCAAGGATAATGGCGCAATGGCTACTGGTTGGGTGCTAGTAGGCTCAGAATGGTATTATATGGACGATTCAGGCGCAATGGTTACTGGTTGGGTTAAGTATAAAAACAACTGGTACTATATGACAAATGAACGTGGAAATATGATTTCTAATGAGTTCATTAAGAGCGGTAAGGGTTGGTATTTCATGAACGCAAACGGAGAGCTTGCAGATAACCCATCATTCACAAAAGAACCAGACGGACTTATAACCGTAGCATAACAGAAAAAAGCTAGTAGATTCATTCTACTAGCCTTTTTTATATTCTGAAATGATTTTGTAAGCGTCATCATCTGGATTGTCCAAAGCAAGGGAACAAAGAGCAGATAGAACGCTATTTACTTGATTATATTTCTGTAAATAGTGGTTTTCTAGTTGCTTTTGATTGCTGATATGTTTTTCATAACCAGATAGAGAAAAAGAGTGATGTAGGCTGATGAGTTGCTGAACTAGTCTAGCTTTTTCCAAGCCGTCTGGATAGGCTTTTATAAATTGTGAAAGCGCTACTAAATACCGCTCAAATGAATGTAAGATAATTTCATCAATCGTAATTAAACCCCTTACGCTTTTAGCTGATAGTGAAAGTAAACTATCAGATAATAGACGCAATTCTGTTTCATATTGTAAGCGCTTTTCTTGCTCTTCTAAGCGTGTATTTTCTTCCATGGTCTTAACCCCCTACATTCTCTAAATAACTCACTAGGCGCAAAATAGAAGCAGTGTTGCTATCGTTTTCTCGCTTTAGCTTGGTAATGGTGCTTTGTTGTTGCTCAATCTGTTTCTGTTGCTTAAACAGGTTATAAGTCAATAGTGATAGAATCACAAGAAAAACGAGTATAACCAAGTTACAAGAAGCGAACCACCAGAACCAAAAGCGCCCTTTTTTATTTAATTTGTTGTATGATTGTTTCATAAGTTAGTACCTAAAAGTATATAATTCCCTTTCTACTGATAAATAAGTGACCCGTAATGTACCTTTGTAAGCCGTAGAGCCGTCTCTTTGATGGTGTATGTCTACATCATACAAATCATAATGAGTAGGTTCAAAACCTTCTATATCGTCCATTATAGGCTTTAAGCGACTAATAGCATAGTCAAGAGAAATAACTGGAAAGCCGTCAAAATGATATTGCTTGACTATCTTTCTAGCTTTTTCTATCTGTTGTAGTTGAACCTTATCCATTTAATAGCCTTCCCCTCCTTGTACATATCTTTCAAAAGCTGATTTTAGACAAAAATGTTTGTATTTTGAAAATTTAAGTTTTTTCACATCTTCAAATATGACAAGCGTATTTAATCGCTCATTTTTAAAATAGTTCTCATGTATTTCTTTATATCCACGATTTCTATATAATTCTTTTTCTTCTTCTAGCTTTTCGTCTGGAAACTTATCTATACATTGAATCTTAAGGGGTGTTACCCCCTCAAGAATAATCTGAAATTGTGCTATCATTTTCTAACTCCTTTACTCAACTTCTTCAAAGAGTAAATCAAGCGCTTGCCCTTGAGTTAATTCTGCAAAAGTTTCATCATTGTGATTCACATATAAGGCTTTCATTTTTAACATTGTTTTATAACTCCTTTAACTTTCTGATACTATTATATCATTTTCCAAAACCCTTGTCAAGTGTTTTGATAAAATATTTTTAATTTATTTTTAGAAATGTTTTTATCTCATTTCTAACTATAACTAGTATATCATATACAGAAATAATTGTCAAGAGATTTTTGAAAATATTTT